CAGGTAATGCACATATTAAAGTTGAAGCAATAATACCAAACATACAAGACGAAACAATACTACAAAAATTAAAGGATATAAAAAATGAAATTGATAAGCTCACCTAATAAATTTTTAAACATTGTTGCAAAGCCATTTGATTTTGATTCAATGGATGCTAAACAAGTGTCAGGAGAGATGTGTCAAGTAATGATGGCAAAGAATGGTATCGGCCTTGCAGCCAACCAAGTAGGTATAGATGCACAAATTTTTGTAATGCGGCCTACGCAACATGCAGAAGTAACTAAGCCGTTTGCAGTTATTAATCCTGTTATTCTTGAAGTAAGCGATGATAGTAATTTAAGTAAAGAAGGGTGTTTAAGTCATATAGGATTAATATTAACTATCAAACGACCTAATAAAATAGTTGTAAAATTCCTTGACATCGAGAACAAAGAGTGTATACTAGAGTTAAGTGGAATAGATGCTAGATGCTTCTTACACGAATATGATCATCTACAAGGTATAGAATTTACAGATAGAATCTCAAAACTAAAACTAGACATAGCAAAGAAAAAACAAAAGAAATTAATAAAGGAACACACTAATGGTTGAACCCAGTAAAGATTTACAATTAGTATTTGACAAGGCAGTTAAAGACGCCCAAAAGTTGCAACACGAGTATGTTACACTTGAGCACCTACTGTTCTCAATGTTGTGCAGCGAACCATTTTATAATCTAGTTAAAGAGTTTGGCGCGGATCCAGATTATATGAAATCTAATCTAGAGCATCATCTAAAAACTGGTTGCGAAGATCTTATGGTCGATACATCCAAACATAAGCCCAAGAAAACACAAACTGTTGAACGTTGCTTAAATCGTGCATTTACACAAACATTGTTTAACGGACGCAGTCATATTGAGCTAAGTGACGTAATGCTTAGTATCATTAGCGAGAAAAAATCCCTTGCGGCATACTATTGCGACCAAGCAGGTATTGACAAAAATAAATTTGCTACTTACCTAAGCAGCGAAGTTGACGCTAACGAAGAGGATGAAGAGTTAGTAGGCGCGGCTGCAAAGGCATTACGGGCATTCACAACTAATCTTAATGACGAAGTTAAAAAGAAATCAATTGATCCAGTTATTGGTCGTGCAGAAGAATTAGATTCGATTGCGCTCGCACTTGGTCGTCGTAATAAAAATAATGTATTACTAGTCGGTGATCCAGGCGTTGGTAAAACTGCTATTGCAGAAGGCCTTGCATTTAATATTGAACAGAATACAGTACCTGAGTTCTTAAAAGAATATAATGTTTATAACTTAGACATCGGTGCTATGCTTGCTGGTAGTAAGTATCGAGGAGACTTTGAAGAACGCTTTAAACTTGTTCTAACTGCCTTAAAGAAAAAGGGCAAAACTATTATGTTTATCGACGAAGCACACATGATTAGTGGTGCAGGCGCAGGTGGCGGCAACAGTGCTAACGATCTTGCTAATATGTTGAAACCAGCATTGAGCAAAGGTAACATTAAAGTTGTTGCATCAACTACTTGGGAAGAATATCGCAAGTACTTTGAAAAGGATCGTGCATTAATGCGTCGATTCCAGCGTGTAACAGTTGACGAACCTAGTGAAGCAGTAACTAAGGATATTCTAGTAGGTCTTAAGAAATATTACGAAGACTATCATAAGACTATTATTACAGACGAAGCACTCGACGAAGCAATCAAATTAAGTGTTAAATATCAGTCTGATAAGAAACTTCCTGATAAAGCAATTGATTTAATTGATCAGGCGTGTTCACGCTTTAACTTGAAGGAAGTAGTAGGTGACAAAATTGTTGACGCAGCAGAAATTCAATTCGAGCTTGCTAAGGCAGTTAACTTACCAGAAGAGCAAGTAAGCGAAAAAGAAACTGAGAATCTTGCTAACCTTGAACATAATATTAAAAAGCAAGTGTATGGTCAAGATAAAGCAGTTGAATCAATTGTTGACAAAATACTTGTGGCGCAAGCAGGTCTTAAGGCAGCAGATAAGCCCATTGGTAGTTTTGTGTTTATGGGCCCAACTGGTACTGGTAAAACTGAAACAGCTAAGGCACTTGCAACTAATTTAGGTGTTAAACTAGTACGCTTTGATATGAGTGAATATCAAGAAAAGCACAGTGTAAGCAAGCTAATTGGTTCACCTCCGGGGTATGTAGGTCACGAAGATAGTGCAGGACAATTAATTGTTAAGTTACAAGAATCGCCAAACTGTGTACTATTGCTTGACGAAATTGAAAAAGCACATCCAGATGTTTCGCAGATCTTATTACAGATTATGGACAATGGTAAGATTACAGGATCTAATGGTAAAGAGGCAGATGCACGTAATTGTACATTAATTCTTACTACTAACTTAGGCGCTGCGGATTCTGAGAAGAACTCCATTGGCTTTGGCACAGACTTTGAAGATAATTCATACGAAGACAAAGCTCTTAAGAAATTCTTTAGTCCAGAGTTCCGTAATCGCTTAGACGGTGTTGTTACTTTTGCTAAACTTGGCAAGCCTGTTATGCTTAAAATTGTAGGTAAATTCCTTGTTGAACTTAAAGAATTAGTTAAGGATAAAAAGGTTGCAATTAAAGTTACTGATGAAACTCTTGACTACTTAGTAGACAAAGGCTTTGATCCTAAGATGGGCGCAAGGCCATTACAGCGAGTAATCGATAAGGAAATTAAAATGCCGTTGGCTAGAGAACTATTGTTCGGAAAACTAAAAGACGGTGGCAATTTAACAATTGATATTATTGACAATGCTATCGCACTAACCATAGTAGAAGTAGAAGTTGATGAAGTTGTTAGCCAGTCGTGAAACTGTAAAACTATTTTATGATGAATACTCGTACAAGCTAGTTGTGGTAAATGCTCTTGTGCATATTTTTAGAGAAAAGAATCTAAGAATTGCACAAGTAGCACTTACTGCATTACAGCAGCAGTATGATCAAGGTGAGCCGCTAAGACAAGGGCAATATTCACTTAAAAAGCCGATCGAACTTAGTACGTTTATTGAAGCAAAAAATTTGTATACAGAATTTTATAAGCAAGAAGATTATAAATTGCGAGTCTCTGGACCACGTATGCAAATATATTCGCATGATATTTCTTGGCTTAAAATGTTAGGAAACAAATTTAATGGCGCACTAGAACTATGGGAACCTAATAAAGAAAATATCTCTAAACTACATAAAAATATTATATTTGTCGACCATCCAGTTGAATATGAATATAAAATTACGTTAGGTTATTCGTGCGATTCGGGATTGGCAGCATGGATTAGAAACAATCCAGGCAAGGCCAAGGCAGGTGATGTTTGTTTATCAGCAATAGAATCTAATGGGTACATTCGAGGGATGTATTTCTATGCAAGAGATGATAAAATTATACAACTATTAAGTTTGTTTGTTGGTAAATTAGCCAGGATCGACAAATTAGTATACAATACAACAAATGATAAATAGTTGTATGGCAAACAGTGAAACAATATTATCAGCAAATACACACCCAGGAGACAGTGCAAATACTGTCATCACCGGTGACAAATTCAAAGGTGACGGTTACTACGGTCGTAGTGACGGCCTTCATACAGTACAAGTAGACCTAGCAGGGTTTATTGGGAAAGTAGCTATGCAAGGAACACTTGCAACTAACCCAGTAGAAGCTGACTGGTTTACTTTAGTTTTAGACTCTGGTAAACAAAGTGTTGACACTACTGGATTAGTTGCAACTCAAAGTGTTACTTCTGTAGAATATACTAGTGTTATAACTAATACTAAAAACTATAATTTTACTGGAAACTATGTTTGGGTAAGAGCATACGTTAGTAATTGGACTGACGGCACAGTTAACAGCATAAGATTAAATCATTAAGGGCGTAATAGATGGCAAAGCAAACGATCAATTTAGGAACAGGTGAATTAACTGGAGACGGTGAAAGTATTCGTTCGGCGTTTGATAAAGTTAATGATAACTTTGACGAAGTATACGCAAGAGATTTAAACAC